GTGATATCTCCCCCCGAAGGAATCAAACATTTTTAGGTGAACACATGAACGCAAGACAGAAAGATAAATACAAAAAGAGTCCGGACACTCTCATGAAGGCTATTCTGTCTATGCAGAAGAAGCTGGAAGACAATGAAAAAAGATTTCTTGAAGAGCCGCTCCGCGTATGGGTCGAGAACGCGAACGGCATTGACGTGCCAAAGCCCAATCCATTCGTTCAGGAATACCGTGCGCTTGTCCGTGACTTCTCGGCGGCGATCAAAGCATACAAAGAGATCACTGCCGAGACCGAAAGCGCAGAGGTCAGCTCGCTCGACAGCATTCGTGCCCGGTTTAAGGTGGCGAAATGATGGGAAGGACCAAACCGCGGATTTGGACGCCTCCCCTGCGGGAGCTGACACCTGACACATCGCTTGGCTTCGCATGTGTAGAATATGCACGGACCGTACTGCATAAGACTCTCTATCCGTGGCAGGAATGGGCGCTGATCCATGCGCTGGAGATTACAGGGAATCTTGGAGGCGACTGGCTCTTCCGCTTCCGGACGGTCCTTTTCCTGATCAGCAGGCAGAATGGCAAGACGGTCCTCTCCGAAGTGATCGCGAGCTTCTTTCTCAATGTGCTCTGCGTCGACTCTATCTTCGGCACTTCCCTCAGCCTGGATAAAGCCGAGGAGGTGTGGGAGGCAGTCGTGCAGGACCAGGAGAGCGTGCCGGAGCTGTCGGCGGAGCTCCAGCGGGTCGGAAGAACGAACGGTTCGAAGAAGCTCGTCCTCACGGGCCTGAGGCAGTACAAGGTCGGAGCTCCTACGCGCCGTGCAGGCCGTGGTGACTCGAATGATCTTGTCATGCTCGACGAGATCCGCGAACAGCGTGACTGGGAGACATGGTCGGCCTCTGTGGCATCGACCAACGCCAAGCCTAACGGAATGGTCGTGTGCTTTTCCAATGCAGGGGATCCCGACAGCATCGTGCTCAGGGAGCTGAGGAGCAAGGCGATCGCGCTGATCAGCGGCACAGGATCCTCTGACGACTTCGGCGGGGACGTTGATGCGTCGACTCTCGGACTGTTCGAGTGGTCAGCTGAGGACGGTGCGGCCACTGACGACATCGAGGCACTTGCGCAGGCGAACCCGGCGCTTGGTTACGGCTTTCTCACGGAGCGTGCGCTTATGTCCAACCGCGGTACGTTCCCTGAGTCCAAATTCCGCTCAGAGTGCATGTGTCAGCAGGTCGATACGATCCTTCCGTCGCCGTTCCCGGATGGATCCTGGAGCGCATGCCTTGATCTGCAGTCCGCGATCGCACCGGAGTCGGAGCTCTATTACGGACTCGACTTGTCCTCAGACAGACGCTGGGCGTCTGTAGCAGTCTGCGGGATGCGCGAGGATGGCAACTATCACATCGAGGTTGTCGCGCGACGTGTCGGCACGGCCTGGTGCGAGGAGTGGTTCCGGTCACGCGCCTTTAAGCATCCGATGAATCTGGCATTTCAGTCCAGGGGGGCTCCGGTGTCGGGACTCGCGGAGCAGATTTGTACACTTAAGGGTGTGAACCGGATACCGATCGAAGGAGGCGACCTTACCGCAGGATGGGGTCGCTTTTATGATGCTGTCACGGCAAACGGCGGGATCCGAATCTATCACCTGCAGCAGCCGGTGCTGGAGCTTCCGGCAAAAACGATGCAGCTCCGTAATATTGGCGGGGGAATCGAACTCCCGGACCGGACAAAGAGCCCGGATGATATTGCACCGCTGTTTGCCTGCTTTATGGCATTCGCGGCGGCAACGAAAATACAGAAAGAAGAAAAGAAGATCTACGCTTCGGCTTATGCGCAGGGAGCGACCGTAACTTTCATTTGATTTAGGCTGTATATGGCTCAGATAGTGATTGCAACACGAAAGCGGTAATGCCTTGACCGTTTAAATGGGCTTTAGAAAACGGCTATGATGCAAATGCTCCATTTGGGCAATGTACTATCGACAGAATCGACGTGAACGGAAATTACGAGCCGTCAAATTGCCGCTGGATAACAATGGCGGCTCAGCAGAAAAATAAGAGATAATTTGTTTAATGGAGGCGGAAAGATATGCCGAATCTATTAGCGAGATGGCGGGCAGCATTCCGCCCGCAAGTTTATATTTACGGCCTCGGGTCAGACGCACCGACCAGTGTGCTCAATTATACGGCCTCGAAGCTGTACCAGTCCCAGGACAACCTCAAAGCGGTCGTGGACTTTCTGGCGGCGAGTATCGCGCAGCTCCCGCTGAACGTGTACAAGCGGAACGATGAGACAGATCGCGAGCGTGACCGCGTTAGTCCTGCTGCGCGTCTTCTGTGGCGCCCCAACAGCGCCATGACCGAGTTCGAGTTCATTCGGGCGCTGATGACGGAGTATTTTGTATTTGGGACGGTGTATGTGCTTGTGCTTCCCGATGCGGACAGTCGGAGCGGGTGGCAAATGTGGCCGGTCCCCAGCGAGTGGGTGATTGAAACTGAGAGCAGGAACGCATACATGGCTGAGTCGATCACTGTTGTGGCGAAGAACTCAGGGGCTCCTGTTAAGATTCCGAGCACTGACTTTGTGCAGTTCAAAACATACTCTCCCGGAAATCCCGGCGGGTACGTGTCGCCGATCAGCGCGCTGAGACAGACTCTCGAGGAGCAGATCCAGGCGGGCCGCTTCAGACGCCAGCTGTGGAGCTCCTCCGGAAGACTGAACGCGCAGATCCTCCGCCCGGCGAACGTCCAGCCGTGGGACGATGAGCAGCGCAAACGCTTTGTCGATGCTTTCCGCGAATCGTGGGGGGCCGGTGGAAGCAAGGCCGGCAGCATCCCGCTGCTCGAGGACGGAATGGAGATCAAGCCGTTCACTACGAGCTTCAAAGAGTCCCAGTGGATGGAATCCGTGAAGCTGTCGAGAGAAGCCTGCGCGGCTGCCTACGGCGTCAATCCGTCACTTATCTGGCACACGGACACGCAGACCTATGCGAGCTCTAAGGATAACGCCAGGGCGCTATATGCAGAATGTCTCGGCCCTGTACTGCAGATGCTCCAGCAGAGGATCAATTCGTTCCTGTTGCCGATGGTCGGCGCGGATCCTGATCTCACCTACGTCGAGTTTGACCTCACAGAGAAGCTCAAAGGCTCCTTCGAGGAGCGCGCGAGCATCCTGCAGGCTGCTGTCGGCGGACCGTGGATGACCAGGAACGAAGCAAGGGCAGACAACAACCTGCCTCCTGTTGATGGCGGAGACGAGCTGATCGTGCCGCTCAATGTGGTCGAGGGCGGGCAGTCTAGCCCGCAGGACACGCACATGGAAGAGCAGGAGCCGATGGCAATCGAAGAAAACGCGGCGCCAAAGATGCGCACGAAAGCAGAAGCCGAGAAGCTCAGAATTAAGGCGCGTTCGACTCAGGAAGAGGACGAGAAGATGGCAGACGTCCTCAAAGCCTTCTGGAAGCGGCAGGCGGCGGCGGTCCTCCCGAAGATTGGCGCAAAGAGCGCCAGATGGTGGAACGAGGAGCGGTGGAACAAAGAGCTTGCAGACGATATAGAGCCAGTAATCGACGCGGTGGCAGATGCGCACGGCGAAGAGGTTGCGAAAGCAATCGGGTCGGAGTATCGCACGGAACAGACGCGGAAATACCTGCGGACGCTCGCAGAGGGGCGGGCAAAGGCGATCAACGAGTCGACATATCAGAAGCTGCAGGACACCATTGACGCTGAGGACGAGGAGAACACGCCCGCGCATGTCTTTGAGGTGCGCGAGAGCAAAGACAGCGAGACGTTTGGGCGGTCGCTGGCGATCGGCGTCGCTGGATGGGCCGCCACGCACGAGGCCCCGCAGCAGGCAGAGCAGCAGGGCTTTCACAAAACGGTCGAAAAACGGTGGGTAACTGGATTCAATCCGCGCCCTGAGCATGCAGCTATGAACGGAGAGACGGTCCCGATCGATGCAGAATTCTCGAATGGTTGTCATTGGCCCGGAGATGAAAACGGTGATCCGGATACGACCTGCGGGTGCAACTGCTCGACCGAGGTCATCATCACGGTCGAATAAGGAGGAGGATATGCATAAATACAAAGAATTCGCGCTCCGGAAGTCGTCAGATGACGCAGGAGAGATCAGCGGATATTTTTCCACATATGACAGGATCCCGGACAGCTACGGCGATGTGGTCGCGCGGGGAGCGTTTACAGAGACGATCCAGAAGCGTAAAGAGAGCGGTCATCCCTTCCCGCTCTGCTGGAACCATGACCTGAATCAGATCATCGGATTCGTGGATCCCGCTGACATAGAAGACACTGAAAAAGGCCCGCTCATGAAAAAAGCGAGCTTTTTTAATACCCAGCTCGCACAGGAGAAGCGCGAGCTCGTCAAGAGCGGCGTGATCTATCAGTTTTCGTTCGCTTATGACGTGCTTGAAGCCGGCCCGGTCGAACTGGAAGACGGCGTCAAGGCGTACGAGCTCAGGAAGCTCGACCTGTTCGAGATCTCGATCGTCCCGATCCCTGCGAACCCGAGGGCAGAGGTCACGGACATTAAAAGCGAGCTCGCGACGGCTACGGTCAAGATCGTGCCGGAGGTCGATGTGGAGGCTCTCAAGAAGGCGATGGCAGAAATGCCCCTGGAAATCTTGGATGTCAAGGCAGGTGCACGCAATAGCAAAAAAGATGCTGACGCGATCATGGAGGCCATCAGGCACAACGAGGAAGCCAATAAGCTCTTACGAGGTTTACTCGGAGAGCTTGAGGAAGCAGACGATCCGGAAGACGGAGAGGACGACGTGAAGGCCAACGGGGCACCGGAGGAGCCGGAGCAGAGCAATCCGAAGAAAGACAGTCTGCTGGAATATATCAAATCTATAGGAGGTAACGAGACATGACTCTCAGAGAAGAGCTCCAGTCCAAAAAGGACGCCCTTGTCGCCCTTAAGGAGCGCATCGAGGCAAACGACGCCGAAGCTATCACACAGGGTGAGCAGCTGAAGGCAGAGATTGAAACAAAAACAGCCGAGATCCAGCAGGCAGAGAAAAAGTCCGCCCTGCTCGGTCTGATCGGCAGCACCGATAAGAAGGAGGACGACGCAATGAGCGAAGTCAAGACTGCCCGTACACTGGGCGAACATTTTGTTAAAAACATGCCCGAGTCTCACGGCCCCAGGTTCAGCATCTCCGCGCCTGAGTTCATCAAGGCGTACAGCGATCCGATGGCGGTCGGAACCATCGCGTCTCCGCAGGTTCCCCGCGCACTGGTCACTGACATCGATAGGAACATCGTCCCGGAAGTTCTTCCGCAGACCTATCTCCGCGGACTGTTCGGCGCTGAGACGATCCAGGGCAACGCTCTGACGTTCTACACAGAGGGAGCGCTTGAATACGCAACCGGCAAGCCTTACGGCTTCGATGTAACTGCAGAAGGCGCTGCGAAGCCTCAGGTTTCCTTCGCGGATCCGACTGCTCACACCGTGGCGCTCGCCAAGATCGCCGCGTTCATCAAAGAGACAAACGAATACATCGACGATGCGCCGTTCCTCGCTTCCGCGATCAATGGCCGGCTGCTGAACTATCTGAGACTGAGAGAGGAAGCGTTCCTGCTCTCTGAGCTCGCCGGCACATCCGGCATCCAGGCCGACACGACCAGCTGGACAAACGGCGACATGGCGGATGCGCAGGCGATCGCTGATCTTATTTTTGCGAAGATGATGAGCGTGCAGGAGCAGTCCGGCTTCGCGGCTGATGCGATCATCATGAACCCGGCGGTGTGGCAGACCCTCCGCCTTGGAAAACTCAGCGCCACGAACGCCTACATCGGCGGCGGCTACTTCGCCGACGGCCAGGGCAGACAGATCTGGGGCGTGCCGGTTTATCTCAGTTCCTTCGTTGATGCTCCCGTTTCCGGCTCCGCGAAGGGCGACATCTGGGTCGGCTCCTTCAAGGCCTGCGGTTCTGTCGTCAGCAAGGGCGGCGTGAGAGTAGAAGCTACCAACAGCGATCAGGATGACTTCATCAAGAACAAGATGACGATCCGCGCAGAAGAGCGTCTTGCTCTGGCGACCCGCATCCCTGCAGGCTTCTGCAAGATCACGAAGGCGGCGTCCTAATACGTTGCATAGATCAGGGGGCACTTCGGTGCCTCCCTTTTTTGAAAGGCGGTGATCCAATGCTTAAGAGCTATTTATGGAGAGGCGTCGAGTGGCGGTTCGAGGAAGGCGAACAGCCTGCAGGAGCTGTCGAGCTCAAGCCGACGAAAAAGGCGGCGGAACCGCTGAACAAAGCGGTAAAGCCCGCAGATAAATCGCGCAAGGTGGTGAGGAAGAAATGAGTATGATGACAACCTGGGGATATAACCTGGTCGATGTCGATGCAGTTCCCGGACTGATCACCTTTGCGGAGTTTGATGAGTTTACAGCTAACAAATATTCCAATGATGACAGAGCTGAGCCCAATATAAAGGCTGCAGAGTCTGCGATCCGGGCGTATTGCGGATGGCACGTTTATCCGTCACTGGCATGCGAGTTAAATACTACGCTGTTCGATAAGAGGATCGTCGTGTCGGAACGCATGCTGATGATCCAGCTTCCGGCGACATTCGTATCATCGATCGAGTCGATACAGATCGGCGGAGTCGAGTATGATGAAACTTATGTGCTCATGCCGAACGGGATCCTGCGCGTCTATGGACTTCCGTGGTCGCGCATGACGCTTTGGACACCTGTGGTGATCAGATACACTGCGGGGATCCCGGAAGGCGCAGCAGAAGGGCTGAAGGAGCTTGTGACGCACCGTGTGACGCACGCGCTGGAGTCGTCTGCAGGCGTGCAGTCCGAGACTGCCGGCGGCGTGTCGATCACGTATAACGCCAGCTGGATCAACGGTTCAAGGGCCACTGCACTCGCTGATGACAACAAGGAAGTCCTGTCTCCGTACAGGCTGAGGGGGGTGTTCTGATGGCGCTCCCAAGATGGTGCAATGATACGATCGTTATCATCCGGCCGGGACTGAAGACGTCCCGCGGTTCTGCTGTCCCTGACTGGGATAATGCGTCCAGACACGAGCAGAAAGGCTGCAGCGTACAGCCTGCCGCGACAGGGCTGTCGCAGGATGGTCGAGTTCTCGGCCTGATTGATGCATATACGGTCTACTGCCCGCCTGAGACGGATGTACAGGAAGGTGACCACATCGAGTATGACGGCGATGTCTATGAGATCAACGGCAAGCCGAGACGCTGGAAAAGTGCCACGGGGCGTGTGAGCAACACTATCCTGAACATTGAGAGGTGGAAGGGCTGATGGCTACACAGATCAATATCACATTCAAGCCGGAAGGCTTCGCGGAATGCCTGTCCGGAATGACTGATCAGGTGCAGGCAGAGGCGGACAAGATCGCAATGCGTGCGAATGCAGAGGTCACTAAAGGCTCCGGATTCCACGTCGAGATGTCCAATGAGCCAAGGTTCAAGGACTCCGCTTATGGCGTGACGCGTCCGATCGGCAGGGTTGTTGCCAACGACGACGAGACGTCCAAAGAAGAGGCAGAACACAAGATACTCAGTAAGGCGGTGACAGGATGAGAATCAATAAATCAATCGATATTGAGGAGGAGATCCGCTCCGCCTTGTCCGAGTACCAGACGGTCTACTGCAGGCCGCTACCGGCGGAGTATGATCTCCCCAACATACTTGTGACTCAGGTAGGCGGAGTCGATTCGCAGACTATCGACACGTTCGAGGTCGTGCTGGATTCGCGCGCAAAGCTCGAGGCGGATGCTATCGACTATCTCAACTTGGCTGTCGCGCTGCTTAAGCAGATAGCAAAGGAGCAGACATGCGCGCTCCGTCATGTAACAGTAAATACGTCCGGATCGTGGGGCGCAGATCCCGTCCGTCCGGACCTTGCGATGTGCTCGGCGCGGCTCAGCGTAAAAGCACATCAGCAATCTATGGAGGTTTAAAACATGGATGTTAAATTAGGTCTTGGTCTTGCGACCGGTATGTTTTACCACGCGCCGGCCGGCACTGCTCTCCCTGCATATCCTGCGGAAACGCTCGCCACAGCGTGGAAGCACGTCGGTGATGTGTCCGATGCAGGCATCACGCTTGCCACCAGCAAGTCCACAACTCCCCTTAAGAATTGGGCAAATGTCATCAAGCGTGTGATCCTGACAGACCACAGCGAGACGATCCAGGCGCCTATCATGGACACAACAGAGGAGTCTCTTAAGACTGTGGTCGGCGATGACAACGTCACTACTACAGCAGCTGTGTCCGGACAGCACGGGAAGCTGATCCAGGCGAATCTGTCTGATGGCAAGCTTCCGGAAGCCGAGGCTTTCCTGTGGATCATGAAGGACGGCGACGCCATGATCGCGATCGGATGCGAGCGCGGACAGGTCACGGCTGTCGACAATGTAAGTTTTGCACCTAACAATGCAATCAACTGGATCCCTACGATCACAGCACTGGACGAAGGTTTCCAGCTGATCCTCGACGAAGGAGAGTAACATGGCAGTTCTGACGCTGAAGAAAAAACCGACAAACGTACTGAAGGTAAACATCGGTGATGATACCTTTTCGATTCCTCTGATGGGCAGTCTGACGCCGGCAGAAGCAGCTCCGCTCAATACTCAGGCCGGGACGATCGCGTTCCTGCAGAAGCACCTGTCTGATGAGGTCATCGAAGTCCTTACGATCGATGATTATAACCAGATCACGGCGGCATGGATCAAGGCATCCAACGAGGCAAGCGGTAAAACAGCGGGGGAATCATAAGCCTTGCGGGGCAGGTCCTTGAACACCGTGAGGCTATACAGTACGACCTGCTGACAAGAGCAGGGTGTGAAATTGATGACATCGGGCGCTCTCTATCGTGGGATGCGCTCGATTCTTTTTTGCAAAACCTTGGGCCGGACAGCGCTCTTGCGCGCAGTCTGAATCCCGAGGCATATGCTTGGGCCAGTACACAGAAAACAAATCTGATGCTGGCGGATATTTGGGATTTATTAGCAACGATTAATGCGAACCTTGTCGCCGTGGGAAGTGGCAAGCCGACCAAGAACCCGAAGCGGTATCCGAGGCCCGGCGTCAAAAAGCCGGACGACGAACAGCACTTCGGCTCCAAGGGGCTGCCTCCCGATGAACTGAGACAATGGTTCGATAAGAAGAGGGCTGAGTATGCCAGAAGTAGCACAGGCGACCATAACCGTCACTCCGGTGATGGCAGGAGCACAGGAAAAAATAACGACTGATCTGACAGGGGCAGCGACCCCTGCCGGTCAGAAAGCAGGCAGTGCGGCCGGATCCAGCATGCTCAAGTCTCTTGGCGATAAGATGTCCGGTGCCGGCACGACTATGACCAAATACATGACCGGCCCGGTCACAGCTGTAGGAGCTGCGGCGGGGCACGCGTGGAAAGAAGTAGACACAGGCCTGGACACGATCGTTAAAAAGACCGGAGCTTCCGGTGAGGCGCTCGAAGAGATGCGAACGTCTCTCAATAATATCACTACGAGTATCCCGGTAGATTTTGACACTGCAGGAGCGGCGATCGGCGAGGTCAACACGAGATTCGGTCTGACTGGTCAGGAGTTGGAAGACCTGTCTGCGCAGTTCGTCAAATTCGCAAAGCTAAACGACACAGATGTATCAAACTCTGTTGATTCAGTGCAAAAAGCGCTGTCTGCTTTCGGATTGGGCGCGGATGATGCGGAGGGTCTGCTTGATACTCTTAACGCCACGGGGCAAGCGACTGGCGCATCTGTCGATACGCTCACTAATGGACTTATACAGAATGCAACGGCTTTCCAGGAGCTGGGGCTGGACATTGACCAGTCTGTCGCACTCATGGGACAGCTGGAGACATCCGGTGCCAACTCTGAGACCGTCATGCAAGGACTACGGAAGGCGTTGAAGAACGCGGCGGAGGATGGCGTCCCACTGAATGAAGCGCTGGCTGACCTGCAGGATACGATCCTGAATGGAAAAGACGGTGTGGACGGTCTTACGGCTGCTTATGACATGTTCGGAAAGAGCGGTGACCAGATCTATGGTGCGATCCAGAACGGCACGCTTGACTTCTCCGAACTTGGGAGCGCCGCCCTTGATGCGGGCGGAAGCGTATCGGATGCGTTCGAGGGAACACTGAGCCCGATGGATGACTTCACAACAACGATGAACGAGCTGAAGATCCTCGGCGCCGACATCGTGGAATCTGCGGGCCCTGCGTTGGTTGATATCCTCGGATCTGTGTCTGATGGTATATCAGCCGCATCGGACGCGTGGAACAACTTGTCTCCTGAGATGCAGGACACGATCATAAAGGTCGCCGGAATAGCCGCGGTAGTTGGCCCTCTCCTCGTGATCGGCGGGAAGGTGGTCGGCGGCATCAGTACCATCGCCGGAGGACTTGGGTCTCTTGCCAGTACGATCACCGGATTCGGCAGCGCTGCAGCTGGGGCGGCTGCACCAATAGCAACGGCAGGCGTATCATTCGGAGCGATGGCCGGACAGGCACTGCAGCTCATAGCAGTGGCGGGCTCACTTTATATCGTCTCGCAGGCAGTTGCGGTCCTGGCTGATTCTGCGATCAGTGTCGCGGATGCAGGATGGCCCGCCATAGCAGTGCTTGGAGGGATGGCAGCAGGCGTGCTGGTCCTTATGGGCGCCGCGGCTGCTCTCGGACCCGCATTGACAGCAGGGGCCGTCGGTATAGGCGTGTTTGGCGCGGCGATGCTTGCCATAGGCGGAGGCATAGACCTTGCCTGTACAGGCGTAGCCAAAGTGACAGACGCGGTCAGCGGGCTCGTCGACACGATAAGCACAGACGCTCCACAGATCAACAGCATCGTGACAAATGTCGGTGATACTGTGGATGGTACGATCACGACAATCTCTGACGGAGTCACGCAGGTGGTAGATGCTATATCCGGCGGAGTGTCCGGCGTACTTGACTCCTTTTCGGGTGTCATCGACAGCATCGGAGAAGCAGCACTGAATGCCGGAACAGGCTTCGACCTGCTCGCAAATGCGGTCATCAACCTTGTCAGCAATACGGGCGTGCTGGATTTGGCTGCAACGCTTGGAGCTGTTGCCACGGGAGTGTCTAAGATTAACGATGCGGCAGACGAGGCAGGATCCGGAGCGACAAAGATCAATACACTGACGACCAGCATCCAGAAGCTTAACTCGACCGGTGCCAATACCGGACGCACGATGACGGCTTTCGGCACGACATCGCGCAACGTGCTGAATCAGGTCGCGTCATCCTTTAAATCTCTTGATCTTGCCTCCAGTATGCGTGACGCCATCGACAAAGCTATTGACGTGACATCTTCCGGGCTCTCGACCTTAGAGAGCATGTTTGATAACACGCATTTTTCTTTCGAGCAGCATATTTCTGTCCCGCACTTCTCAATGAGCGGAAGCTTTAATGCGCAGACAGGATCGACACCGTCAATATCGACGAGCTGGTACCGGATCGCAGAGAGCAGCCCTTACAAATTCAGTGGTGCTGTACTCTTCGGCGCCGGTGAGCACAGTGACGAGATCCTCTACGGCCGTGATGCTTTTCTGCGCGACATCCGCGAAGCTGTTGGAGGAGGCGGCGTTAATGTATATGTCACTGTTGATGGAGCTGAAAATCCGGAAGAGTGGGCGGACAGATTTGCTCGAGAGTTTGTACTGAAAGCGAGGACTGCATAAATGGCGGTAACAACACGCGCTCCCGGCGGATTGACCGTCAAGCGTAACGGGAATGCATTTACGATAAGCTGGAAGATCACCGACGAGGACTATGGTGATGGGCAGACCCTGCAGTACAGGCTGGGGCTTCCGGGGAAGTGGACAGCGTGGACTAACATCGCTGTCGGATCAACCCAGACGTCCAAGGCGATCACCATATCTGCGAACGATTACTATCCGGTTACAAGTCTTAAACTGAATAAGATCCAGTTTCGAATCCGCGGAAAGCGCAAGAAGCATGACGGTGTGAACCCTGCTGTATCTGCGTGGACCACGAAAGAATTTGATGTAATGGTCCCGAACCGACCGACACTGAACGCTGAGCTGTCACAGTCGCTGAACAACATGACGACGTTCACGTGGGCGACAACGGTCAGCACAGAGTCCATCATGTGGTTCACGTCAACGGAGATACAGACGCGCCTTGAGCGTGAGTCAAATGTATCGGACGGTTCGAAGCTGTCCGCAGGTGGATGGGCAGAGTTCTACGACAGTGCTATCGCGAGCGGATCCATCAATATCACTGAGGACGCTTCAGTGGTCAATGCCGGGGAGTCTTATACGCGCTGGGTGCGCATCCGATCCAGAGGCCCGCAGGGCAACTCCGAATGGACTTATGCGAGACACATTTATGCGATCCCTTATCAGCCCGTGAACGTTGAGGCTAATTCCCATAGTACTGCTGCCGGAGGCTATCTCTGCACGGTAAATTGGGAAACGCCGAAGGATGTAGCGCATCCCATTGACGCGATCACTGTCCAGTATACTTTCGTGGTTCCGACTGCAGGCATGACCTGCCCGGACGGTGCCAGCTGGACAGATGCGCAGTCCCTGGCCTACAAGGACGGCACCGACGCGGCCGCATTTTCCATCGACAACATCGTCGGACTGGATCAGTGTATGTTTGTCCGAGTCAATACGCAGCATGACCGGAATACGACTTATGGGACGCCTACGCTGGCGGCTGTCGGCGTGCTCACAGCTCCGACCGGTCTGTCAGTGGTCACGGATCCGTCCACATACAGGGCGACGATCACAGTGACCAATAACTCGACCGTGCTTGACTCTTTTGTGGCGATCAAATACATGACAGCAGAGGACCCTGATGGTTTTATCATCGGCATCATCCCGCACGGGCAGACCACGATTACGGTGCAGTGCCCGGATTGGAGCGATGAGAACAGCATACTGTTTGGTGCTTTTGCGGTCGTGGGCACATCAACTCCCACCGTAAGGGCTGACGGGGTGACAAGCTACGCGATCGACATCCTCATGCAGTCCAGCATGCTTACGTATGGCGGCAGTGTCCCTGCAGCACCGACAAATGTCACACTGTCTATGACAGATAACCCGGGGACGATCCGCGTTGTGTTCGACTGGGCATGGCAGGAGGCCATTTCCGCGGAGCTGTCATGGGCTGATCATGCAGATGCATGGGAGTCCACAGACGAACCCGATACATATACGATCAACAACACGCACGCCAGTGCATGGAACATCAGTAACCTTGCGACCGGCAAAACGTGGTATGTCCGTGTCAGACTCGCGGCGGGTGTGGACGACAGCAAGACGTTCGGAGCTTATTCGGACATTGTCAGCATTGACCTGTCCTCAGCTCCTGCGGTTCCGATCCTGTCGCTTTCCAGCGCGGTTGTGACTGATGCCGATGTGGTCACAGCCTCCTGGGCGTTTACATCCACGGACGGATCCGCTCAGGCCGCTGCAGAGGTCGCTGAGATCGTCAATAACGATTATGTCACGCTTGTCGTCGCAGAATCTGCACAGTATGTAACGATCAGCCCGTCAGACGCAGGATGGGAGCCGGGAGAGGTCCACCAGATCGCTGTCAGGGTTGTGTCAGCATCAGGCAGACAATCTCAGTGGTCTGATCCTGTCGCAGTTACGGTCGCAGAGCCACTCGAAATCGAGATTACAAGCACGTCGCTCGTGACGCAGACGATCACGGTGGACGGAGTGAGCAGGACGGTCAAATCGCTTACGGTCATGCCGCTGTCGATCACGGTCGAGGGAGCGGGAACAGGAGGCGAAACCCGTGTAGTGATCATCCGTGCCGAAGACTACCACATGGAACGTCCGGACGAGTCGCGTTTTGACGGATATGAAGGCGAAACGATCGCCATCTATTCGCAGACAGGCGAAGCCCCTATCACCATCTCAGACACGATCGGATCACTGGATGATGGAGCCGGCTATCGCATCATAGCGACCGTGCAGGACAGTCTGGGGCAGTCTGCAGAAACATCGATCGACTTCGAGGTGCACTGGGCACACCAGGCCCTTATCCCGGACGCGAGGGTATCCGTCGACCATTACAACATGGTCGCGTTCCTTAAGCCCGTCGCGCCGGCAGGGGCTGCTGTGACCGATGTGTGCGATATATACAGACTGACAGCAGACAAACCGGAGCTAATCTATCCAGGGGCAGAATTCGGCGAGATCTATGTGGATCCGTTCCCTGCACTCGGCGCCCATGGCGGGCATCGGTTCGTGCTGCGGACGGCTAATGGTGACTATATAACAGCAGAAAACACGCTCGCATGGACAGATTTGACTGACATTGACGGCGATGAGCTCAAAAGTGATTACAGCGTGATCGACTTCGGAAGCGGCCGTGTCGCTTTTGAATACAACACGGACCTGTCACAGAAGTGGTCGAAGGACTTTAAGGAAACCAAGTATCTCGGCGGGAGCGTCAGAGGAGACTGGAATCCGGCAACAAGCCGCACGGGATCCTTCAGCGCAGTCGTTACGGCCGATGATCAGGAGACGATCGAGACGATGCGGCGTCTTGCGGTCCATCCCGGACTGTGCCACGTCAGGACTAAGGACGGCAGCAGCTATGCTGCAGATGTGCAGGTCTCTGAAGATATCCGGCAGCAGGACGCTCACAAGATCGTAGGCTTCTCGCTATCGATCACGCGGGTCGACAGCGACGGATACGACGGCATGACGTTAGAAGAGTGGACTCAGACGTGGGGTGGTGAGTGGAATGGATTGGAGTAACGGATACAGCGCGAGATATTATCTCCAGGTCGTGGATCCTGCGACCTGGAGAGACATCGAACGGGTCGATATTACAAAGGGAATGATCAAGCGCGAGCTGACCGGCAAGAGGGAGTCGGCCGACATTGACTGTGTCGACTATGATATGGGCCTCGAGCAATGGATCCGCATCTATCTGGACGCTGAGCAGGACGGGTCCGGCGTGCATGTCCCGCTTTTTACGGGCATTGCGTCGTCTCCGTCCCTTGACTTTAACGGGAACGTGAGCCGAGTCCCGCTCGCCTGTTACTCCGTCCTTAAACCATGTGAGGATGTGGCGCTCCCGCTCGGATGGTATGCGCCAGCAGGGGCGCGTGGAAGCGATGTGATCAGGAGACTCCTGTCAGTTACACCAGCCCCCACAGTGATCGCAGACAATGCTCCTGCACTGTCTCAGGCGATCATCGCGGAGAACAAGGAAACACACCTGACCATGATCGATAAGATCCTCGGGGCCATCAACTGGCGCGTCAGGATCTCCGGAGACGGGACGATAAATGTGCTGCCTAAAGCAGACACAGCCGTCGCTGTATTTGATCCTCTGGACAACGACATGATCGAGACGAGCGTCAAAGTGTCTGCGGACTGGTACAGCGCTCCGAACGTATACAGAGCCACAACGGGAGACATAACAGGCATAGCCCGCGATGAATCACCTGACAGCCCTCTCTCGATCGGCAGCAGGGGCCGTGAGGTGTGGCTGACTGAATCAGGTGTTACACTAGCGGCCAACGAGAGTGTCGCTCAGTATGCGCGGCGTAAGCTCGCAGAGGCCCAGCGTATCATGCAGAGCGCATCATACACGCGCAGGTACCTGCCTGATGTTGTTCCGGGCGACCTGATCCAGCTGCACTATCCTAGGCAGCAGATAGACGGCATATATTCCGTCAAGTCGCAGAGTATCACACTGAGCCATGGCGCCAGCACAGTGGAAACAGTCACGAAGGAGTGAAAGCATGTATATTCATAATGTTAATTTAGACGTAAACGCGCAGCCTGATGCGAATGCAAAGCCGTGCCTGCGTCTGTCACAGAATGAGAACGGCAGGATCCTGATGATAAGGATTATCGGCGTTGATATCCCCGAAGGATCAACGGCGAACTTCGCCGGTGTCAAGCCTGACGGCAACAGTCTTGTATATAGCATCTGAATGAGGTAATAAATGAACACTTCCAAAATCATCAAGGGTGTGGTTGGTGGTAGTCGGTATACCGTAACCGCCCCCATCATGAAAGAAGACTACGGTCTGTATCTCCAAATCGAAGGATGCGAACTGCCGTCGACTTATGAAGTAGACTTTTCCAACGATGAACACTGCGGAACTTCTGTGACAATGATTGGTGATGAAAATGGCGTCCTTATTCCGTCTCAGTTCATCAGCGGCGGTAAAGATGTGTTTGCATTCTATTATCATGTCGGCGCGGATTATGGTCGAACAACGTATAAGTTTAGGATTCCTAACAAGTGCAGACCCGACAGAACCAATGTCCAACCCACTCCCGAACAGCAGAGTGTTATCGATCAGGCGATTGCGTCGCTTAACACGGCAGTGGCTAAGACAGCACAGGATGTTCTTGATGCTGACGCATCTGCTCAGAGTGCGGCACAGAGTGCGGCTGATGCGGCGGGAAGTGCCACAAGCGCATCCACAAGCGCATCACAGGCAAGCGCATCGGCTACCAGTGCGGAACAGAGCGCACAGCAGGCAAGTGCATCGGCAGGCACTGCGAGTGCGGAGGCAACGTCAGCGAGTGCTAGCGCGGCAAGGGCCTATGCAGATGCGGAACGTGCAGAACAGGCGGCGGCGCAGAGTGGTTATCTGTGGTTTTACATCGAGGATGGAAAGCTGTATATGGATAGAACCCCGAACACTAAAGTTAACTTTTTTATGCAAGACGGCAAACTGTACGTTGAGGAGGTGGCATGAGTAAATATATAGGTGATGTGTCCGCTTACGCTTATGCGGTCAGCAAGGGGTACACGGG